ATTATCTCGGGGAACGTAGTCGAGTCCGCGGCGGAGCTGTGGGATCGTCGGTATATTGAATCCGAGCGTTTTTCCACCGATACCGGGAACCCAATCGGGAACCTCGAAAGAGATCTTATTCAAGCCTCGGATAAGGGCGTTTATGCCGTTAATTATGAGGTTGATCGGAGCCTTTACGATCGTCGAGAGGCTATTCCAAATATTCGAGAAGATGTTTTTTACGTTCTCCCACGCGCCTTTCCAATTTCCCGTAAAAACGTTCTTCACAAAATCAATAATGTTTTGGAAAATATTCTTGATGTTCGTGAAGATGTTTCCTACCGCCTCGAAAGCGGTCTTGAACTGCGTAGAAAGAAGGTTAGCTACCGAGGAGAATACCGATTGAAGAACCGGCATAATTTTCTCTATGATCTGCGTAAAGAGCCCAATAAGAGGCGGCAAAATCAAATTGAGAAGCTCGACGAGGGGCTCGAGGATCATTACGAGAAGCTCGAGGATCGGCGAGAGCAACGGCGCCAACATTTCAAGAAGCGGCGAGATCGCCTCTATGAGCGTTACGAGGATCGGGAGAACCGCCTCGATAATCGTCGTCAATAGCGGCAAAATAGCGTTTACGAGGTTCAAAATGAGCGGGAGAATTATATCGACGATCTGCAATATCGGCGGGAGGAGCGTCTCGAGAAGCTGAATAACGATCGGGAGAACCGTCTCTATAATCTGAATTACGAGAGGCATTATCGACGTTATGAGGTTCAAAATGATAGGAAGGACGCTCTCGACGATCTGCAATATCGGCGGGAGGAGCTTTTGTATGAGCTCGATAATTACCGGTAAAACCGTATTGATTATCTGAATCAAGAACGGCAAAACCGATTGAATGAGGTTCAAAAGCACCGGGAGCACCGTATCGACGATCTCGAGTATGAGGGGGAGAAGCTGATCCACGAGGTCGAGTATGATCGGGAGGATCGCGTCTATTACCTCGAGCAAGATCGGGAGGATCGCGTCGATAAGATCCAATACTACCGGGAGGATTTTATCTACGATCTGCAATATCGGCGGGAGGAGCTTTTGTATGAGCTTTATTACCACCGGGAGGATCTTTTCTACGATCTTCACAAAGTAGGGCAAAAGCTTTTGAATTATGGCGAGGAACGCCGGGAGAATCGTTCCGATTATATCGGAAATAAGCGGCATTATAGCCGTTATCACGTCCACGAGAAGCGGTAAAATGCTACTCGCGAGCTCCGCTATTATCGGTACGATCATTTCTATAACGGATATAATCACCGGCAATATTGCCGAGATTATATTTTCGAGAACGGGTAAGAGCGTCTCTATAAAGCCCATTAGAAGCGGGAAAAGCGTTTCTACGAGCGAGAATAGCGACGGTAGCAAGCTCTCGAATACCCGTTGAATTACGGGAGCGAGGCGGGTAAATAGCCCTTGAATCGTCGGAAGCGCACTTATAACCAAGTCCGCGACCGTTTGAGCTACGGGTATAAGCGCATTACCGAGCTGATTCATAAAGCCGCCGAAAGCCGCTTTTATGTTCGCTACGGTATCTCCAAATACTACGCCCGCCTTTACCGCGTCCTCTGACATTACTATACCGAGGTCGTCGGCTTCTTGTTTAAGAGCCGCGATACCGTCGGAGCCCGCGTTCAGAAGCGGGAGCATTTCGGTATAGCCTTTTCCGAGAAGGTCGGCACCGAGCGCGTTTCGTTCGGTTCCGTCCTCCATATCGGCGAGAGCCGCGGTTATTTTGTCGAATTTTTCCTCCGTGGAGAGCCCTTCCAAGTCCTCGAGGGATATTCCGAGACGAGTAAGGGAGTCGAGCGCCGTTTCGGATCCTCCCGCGGCGTCGTCGAGCGTGGTAGACATTTTTTTAACGGCGTTCGAGAGAACGTCGGAGCTCACGCCGCTTTGATCGCAAGCGTGCATCCACCTTTGAAGCTCTTCTCGGTTGATCGAGGTACGTTCGGAAAGCTTGTCGATAGTGTCGGCTTGCGTCGCGGTGGAGTTTGCCATAGCAAGAGCGCCGGCGCCGAGCGCCGAAGCCGCTCCTACGACGGCGGTTCCTACTTTTGCCGCGCCGCTCGCGATCGAGGCAAACGCGGAGCCAACCTTCGAGCCGGATTTTTCCGCCTTTTCGGTTGTCTTGTCTATACTCGCGTTCGCTTCGGAGTTGTCTATAAAGATCTGTCCGAAAAGTTGAAATATATTCGCCACGTTTTAGCCCTCCTTCCGTTCCTTGAGTCTGTCAGCCTCTACGATCGAAAGAAGCTCCTCCTCGATCTCCGAAGCGGCTCTCTTCGGCGCCGTTGCCGGCGTAGCTCCGGGAGATTCGCCCTCGAGAATCGAGAGGATAAATTCGTCATAAGGTAAGGGCTCCGCTCCGCTCATTTTTTGGATAGCATAATGAGCGATCCAAAGCGGGCGCGTAGCCTCTTCTACCTCGCGCTCTTCCGCATAAGAAAGCAACCCGCCGAGAGCTCCGAGGGGGAGCTCTGCGACGAGTTGCCAATCGTAGTATTTAGATAAAAGGCTTAAGCTTCGCGCCCTACCTTTTTCCGTAAGGCAGTAGAGAAAAAACCGCGGATCCCTTCGTCGTGAATGAGATCGTTAAGAACCTCGGCGAAGTCCTTTTCCGCCGCCTCCTCTTCGCTGATTCCGTAGTAGAGAGCCACGAACTCGGGAATATCCTCTCCGATCGCGCCGAGCTGCACGGTGATCTCGGGTAGAATTTCAAAGCCGAGCTCTACGGCTTTCTCTCCGGAAAGCTGTTTGAGGGCGTCCTTTTTGCCCTTCGATTCCTTGAAAATATCCGCATTTTTGAGAGATTCTACGATCGGCTTAACGTCGATCTTCGAGATAATGCGGGTAAGTACGGGGATAGTTTTAATTTTAAGCATATTTTAGCCTCCTTTTATGCTTTGTTTTTATTCCGCGCCGGCGGGAGCCTCAACGTTCGCCGCGGCGGGCTGTGCGCTTTCGACGCTTGCCGCGTCCTTAACTTCCCAAAGATCGCCGTTCAGATCGTCGATCGTGTAATGAGCGCGGATCTCGAGGGAGATTTCGCCCTCTGCTTTCGGCGCCGCCTTGACGGTCAAGCCGTTTTCGCTCATAGGGTGGTAAATGGTGATCTTCTTGTATTTGCCCGAAACGAGCTTCGCGAACATTGTAATATTCTTACAGTACGCGCTCTCGGGGATAATGCCGCATTTCGGATTTTTGATTACCATATCCTCGCCTTCGCCCTGTTTTCTTGCGAAGGGCATAGCGAAGAGGAGCTCCTCTTGCGACATACAGAGAGAAACGACCTTGAGGATCGCTTCCTGTTCTTCGATTACCTGCGTTCCCGCGGTAGCGCCGGATCTGCCGTCAAATTCGATATTGCGGATCGACGCGGTAGCGCTAAACTCGCCGCCGCCGCGGGTAGGCGCGAGCTTACGTTCGGTCTCTTCTCCATAATCGACGAAAACGAGTCCCTCGTCGATCTGAATATTTTCGACCTGTTTCTTTGTAAGGTTGGTTACGGTTGGCATATTGCCTCCTCCTTTAGTAGTAGAATAAACGTGCCGCAAAAGTCAAGCGGCGGCGAGAGAGATCCCTCTCGCGCTCGTCGGGAACCTCTCGGCTTTCAAATCCGATATGCCCGGCGAATACTCCCTCTCGGGAAATTGTGCGGTTATGAAGGAAATTTCGGAGCTCGTCGCAAAGGCTCTCGAGATCCTCGGTAGCCGTGGGGAGCTTGTCGTCCGTCCATATATCCGTATCGAACATAGAGAGATCCCCGGCGGCAAGCTCTGACGCCGTGATACTGCCTACTACACAATACGGAAATTTTGCGCTTTTCGGAGCTCGGTCGTAATAACATACAAAGCCGGGCTTCATTGTGTTTATATCCGCTACGAGTTGCTCGATAAACGCGGACGTGTTTTTCTTGTTGGCGTTAATCGCTTTCGTCCTCCTCTCCTTCGTAGATTTTCGCGCCCGCCTCTTCGAGCGTCTTATTGAGCAAAGCGAGGTATTCCTCTTGAGCCTTGCGAATTTCCGCGATATTATTTTGAACCGTATCGCGTAAGAGGTGCGTTGCTTTCTGTCCCGGGTGCTGAACGTTAAAGCCGTAGATGTTATCCTCGTAGCGCATAAAATGCCCTTGTTTGGCTTCTCCGGGGATATTGTGGGCTTTCGTACCGAACTCGATCCAATGAGGGGAAGCTCGGGAGGCTTTTTTACCCTTTTTGAGAACCTTCGCTCTCGAGTAGAATCCTACTTGTAATTGAGGTTGCCCCGTTTGCCTGTCTATGAACGCCCACGTTCCTATATGGTTTTTGAACCGGTTAGAATGTACGAGCCCGGAGGAGGCGATCTTCGACCGTATGAGCTTTCTAACGACCTTTCCGCTTTCGCGTAAGGCTGTTTTAGAGAGCCCTTGCATAGTCTTTTTCGCCTCCGTGGAAGTGTCTACGAAGGTAACGGAAGAGGTAGCTTTTTTAGCCATTACCCGCCGCCAACCCTTCGCAAACGAGCTCGATTTTCTCTCCTTTCACCGGATAAGAGCGGAGAACTTTATACATTACCCCGTCGTACTCGAAGTAATTCTCGTTCTCGTATTCGCAAGCCATAATCTCGACGCAAAGCTCGGGCTTTCTTCCCGCCGTTTGCGCTTGATAAAATTCCGAGCGCTTTACGCCCGTTTGGTTGCAAAATACCTCGCGCTTTGAAAATCCCGCCTTTTGCGGGCGGTTGAATTTGTCGAGGGTTTCTTCCTCTCGGCAGAGGTAGCCGACGTCTCGCCAATACATACGATCACCTCCCGATATATTCGCTCGATAGGCTCAAGTGCTTTTTGAGTGAGTCGAAAGCTTCGCGGTATCTCTCCGCGTCGGGGTTGTCGAGTCCGAACTCTGCTTTTACGTAGAGAATACAGGCTCGCCTCGTAAGCGGATCGGTGTCGTCGTATGCTTTGGCGGGGAGGATCCCTATCTCGGTAAGCTCTGCTCGAGCCGCGAGAATGAGATCCTTTATCTCCCCGTCAAAGGCGCTTGTTCGGTTTGCTCGAACGGCGAGGCGGGCGGCATACAAGAGATCCTCGGAAACCTCGGTCTTTTTATATGTGTCCGCCATTATTCAGCCCTCCGAT